GTCATCTTAATGTGATCATCAAACATAAACTTTAGATCATGCTTACTATTAAAAGCCATCAGCTCATTAATAGTTTGGAAACTCAATCCTAACCCTATATTTTGGAAAGTGCTATAGTTTATAGGTTTGCAGGTTTTGTTACTTCTTATAGACATATCAGACATTCTAATTGTAATCCCTTCTGCCGCTGTCATGTAATTGTGGAAGTTAGATTTGGGATAATCTACAATTTCAGATTGAACACTAATAGATTTTAAAACAGAATAGTATCTAGTAAATCTTTTTAATGTACACTGCTGATCTTCTCCTTTTATCATATAGGTGGTACTAAATAACGTCATAACATAAATTTGACACATATCTACACCTGAAAGAGAGTAAACATAATCACTGTTATTTAATTGAGAATAATGTTGCAACTTTTTGCCTAATGTCCTCTTTGGATGGCAAGCAGAAATCAGTTTTATCTTTTCTTGTTCTTCTAAACTCAAATCCAAAACAAATGAATGTCTTTTGTAATAAGGAATTTTGTAATTTACTTGTGTTCCCTTCCCTGGGAAATAATCACCACATAAAGCAATGTAAGTTTTAATTCTAAATGCTCTCTCTCTATCGTCTTCAATGTAATCTAACATTATCTCTTGTGCATCGGCTCCCAACAATATGAGATGTATTGGATGCATGTTAAACACACCACCAAATGCTAAAGGCATTTTTGATAGATTTTTATTTCTGGGTAAATGATAAAATTTCCTAATCATTTCCGACATGCTTAACATAGTTAAATAACATTGACTCATGCTAGCACCATTAGAAAATAATTCCACCACCTTAGAAACAATTGTTGATATGTCATCTACCCACCCTTTCCCTTTTGGCTCAAAAGAAACATTGCCTAAAAATTTATGGGTCATTGGAATTAATCTTTTTTTGGCATACATAATTGAGATAATCTCAAAAAAATGTTTAGATAATGATGATTTTTTCTTTGACAACAGGTGATTACAAAATTTTTGATAAATTTCATATTGAAGGAAAACTAATAAGTTCTTTTCGTAACTATGCGATAATAAAACCCCACCACTATCGTCACTATGAGCAATAAGATTGAAATGCACATTTTGCTTTTGTGCTATTCTCTCATTGAAATAAAGCTGACTAAATGCATGTAATAAGCTAGACAAATAATTGAAAATTCCCATCATAAAACTATAAGGCATGGTTATTTCGTAGTCCCCATCCTCTCTTTTCTCCAGTAGATCAAACAATTCTTTAGTTGTTGAATTGTTTTTTAAAATTTCACAATACCTTGACTGTATACGAACTTTCTTTTTAAACATCAGATACCAAACTTGTAAAAAATAATCTATAAACTCTTTGGGTAGCAAATTTTGCATCCCAAGAATGAAATAATAATATTTCCAGAGATTAGATCTAGGTGCCCATTTTCTACAATCTAAAGTACAGTATGTTTTAGCTTCTTCTCCACTTTCGAACTCAAAAACTTGACTATGAATGAATTTTGGTCTAACATGACTTTTTTTATGAATTAATTCATTTGGTGTCCAGTTACAGAGTATTTTAAAGAATCTTTCTAAAGGTTGTTGCAATATTTTTGTTTTCTCAGACATAACATAAATTTCTCTTGAACCTTTCCACTGATTTTTATCTTTAATATCAAATTCCAAACATATTGTTTTCATTGATTCTATTTTCTCTTGGAAAGTAACTTCACCCTCATCAAATGCTTGTCTAAATTCTTTATTATTTGCAGGCAAATTC